CCCCTGATGTTTCCAGCATCAAGGCTGAGTACGAGTCCCAACTCCAAGCCTTAAAAGCACAAGCCACCGAAGCCGAGGAAAAATTCCAAGGCATCAAGGCCAAACTCGACGAGGTCTACAAAAAGCAAGACGACCAACGCAAAAAGACCCTCGAAGACCAAGGCCAGTGGAAAGACCTCTGGGAAGAAGCCAACAAAACCGCCCAAGACAAAGACCAGCAAATCCTGGATCTCCAACGCCAACTGGAGGACCTTCGCGCTTCCAACGAAGCAGCGACTGTCCGCACAACGGCAATGTCCGCTATCAGCCAAGCCGGCGCAATTAACGCCGAGCAAATGCTACTTCTCCTCCAAAACAACCTCCGCAAAAGCGACAACGGCCGTGTCGTTGTCCTCAACGGTGGCGTGGAACAAGATCTTCAAACCTATCTCTCCAACCTCAAAAACCCAGGCTCTGGCTTCGAGCACCACTTCAAACCAAGCTCGGCCGCCGGCATGGGCGCCAAACCTTCCCCCACATCCACCATCTCCCCTGGAATGGCTAACCCCTGGAAGGAAGGTAGTATTAACTTAACGCAGCAGATGATGCTGTCTGCCCAGGACCCTGAACTCGCAGCAGTGCTGAAGAGGGAAGCCGGTCTCTAAAGCCTCAGTGAGGCACCACCCCAAGTCTGTGACTGGGACGCAAACCCCCTGACCCTTCGGAGGCCCAATGGCTGCTCCTTTCCAGAACTATTCCGGCGGTGTCCTTCTGGCGGACATCGTCAAGCGCAATAACCTCAGCACCTATGTGTCTGAGGCCATCAAAGAGCGTTCGCTCTTCATCAAGAGCGGCGCCGTTGTCCGCAACTCGCTGCTGGATGCCCGCGAAGGCGGCACCCGCATCCAAGTGCCCGAGTTCAACCCCGTGGCTCCCACCGAGGAGATCATGAACGGGACGGCTACCTGGGGTACCAGCAACGCTGGCTACCTGACCCCCCAGAAGATCGGCACTGGCACCCAAGTCGCCACCATCTGCCATCGCGGTTTCGCGTACGCCGTGGACGACGTCGCAATGCTCGCGGCTGGTGAAGACCCCATGCTTCACATCCGCAACCAGCTCGCCGACGCCATCAACAAACTGAACAGCGCCCGTCTGTTCAGCCAACTGAACGGCCTGTTCTCCGGCGGCGCTGGTGCCCTCGGCGGCAACCACGTTGACCTCGCCGTTGCTGCTTCCAGCGGCCAAGGCGAAGCCAACTACCTGACCGGCGCTGCCGTTGCCCGCGCCCGCGCTCTCCTCGGTGAGCGTGGCGACGAGCTGGACATCCTGGTCGTCCATCCCTCGGTCGGCTTTTACCTCTACCAGGTCGGCCTCCTGACCTTCAGCACCAGCGCTCTCGCAGCCTCTGGTTCTGTCGTCTGGGGCGGCGGCGGTGTGGGCGTCAACGCCCGCATGATCGGCGAGTTCGCCGGTTGCCGCGTGATCATCGACCCCCAAGTCAACACCGCAGCCCCTGGTGCTTCCGGCCACGTCCGCGAGTTCCGCTGCTACCTGATGAAGGGTGGTTCGATCCTCGAAGGCGTCCAGCAGGACCTCCGCATCGAGGCCGACCGCAACATCCTGTCCAAGCAGGACGTCCTGTCGGTCGACTACCACGGCGCCTTCCACGTGATGGGCACCAAGTGGAACGACGCCAGCGACAACCCGACCAACACCAACCTGTCCGACGGCACCAAGTGGCAAGCCACTTACGACATCGACCTCATCCCGATTGTCGAGCTGATCGTGAACACCCCTCTGGACACCAGCCTCATCCCCTGAGCCTGCTCACCAGAAACCTCAAGCCTCACCCTCGGGTGGGGCTTTTTCATTGCCGCTACACTGGAACAAAGCATGAAATTGTCCAGTGGCCGCAGTAATCAACGCCACTCTTAGCTCCGCCTCGGCAAACAGCTATGTCACGCTGGCCGAAGCTAACGCCTACTTTGAGACCATCCCCGACTCGACCACCTGGACCAACAAAACCGACGATCAGAAAAACCGAGCCCTCATCTCCGCCACCCGCTGGATCGACAGCCTCAACTTCTACGGCGACCGCTGCGACAACGGCCAAGCCCTCAAGTGGCCCCGCAACAACTGGCTCATCGACCGCGTCGAGTTGACCTGTTCAACAATCCCCAAAGAAATCAAGTTCGCCACCTACGAACTGGCACGCGAACTTGCCAACGACACCGACGCCATCACCAATACGCAAAACGACCCCGATCAGCTTTACACCGAAGTCGAACTCGGTGAACTCCGCGTCAAGTACAAGGACGGCCAATCCAATGGCCCGATCAACAACATCTTTGACGTCTACCCCTGGCTCCAGTCCTACCTAGGCTCCTTCGCAATCGGTGGCGCGGGCAGCTTCCAACTCCGGGCTTTCCGAGGCTGACATGGGCCTGATCGACGACACTTTCGGCGCCATCCCGGCTTCTCTCCTCTCCGACTGGGGCCAAACCATCACGTACATCAAAACCACAACACCTCGCACGTACGACCCAACCACTGGAGCAGTCACCGGCGCTGACACAAACGTCAGCATGAAAGCCATGATTGTCCGCCTGACTCCACGCGAATCCGAAGGCCTCTACCAAACCACCGACATCAAGGTCATCTTCGGCAAAGATGAGCTTGGCACCTACTATCCCACCGAAGCCGACCGCATCCAGTACACCCAAGCCGGTGTAACCCGCGAGGCCAAAATAATCAACATCACCACCTACCGCGGCGACAACCCCGTCCTTCACACCGTCATAGCGAGGCCCCAGTAATGGCCGCTCTATCCCAACTGGAACGCGATCTCCGCACCAAGCTGAATAAGTCGGTGCGTACAGTCGCCCGCAACATCATGAACGACCTCGCCGAAGCAGGTCCTGTCTGGGGCGGCGAGTTCCGTGATAGCTGGGAAGCCTACGCCCCTGGCGTTGGAGCAGCCATCCCCGGCCAGTATCCGTACACGCTCTCGGACATCCCAGAACTTCCCGTCACCAAACGGGAGATGGAGCGAGTGACAAAACTTATCATCGGCAACCGCGCTCCCTACGCAATGGTGGCTATGGATCTAGTCGCCCCTAGCGACGGATTCCGCTACCCCGGTTACGAACCAGAAGGCGATGTCGTCTTCCGCGGTACGCGACCCGAAGGAGGACGCCGCGGCGACATCGGCCCAAAAATCCCCGGCGGATCCGACAACCGATCCACAGCACCTCTCGACTGGTACACAACCTACGCAGGAGGCGGCAAAATGCAAAAAGCCCTCGAACGCGGCGTCAAAGCTGAGTTTCAAGCATGAACTACCAAGCCATCCGCGCCGCCGTAGAAAATCCGCTACTGAACGCGTTCAATGCACTGGTTCCTCCAGTACCTGTCTACTTCGACAACATCACCGCTGTTCCACCAAATACAACTACGGAATACGTCCGCGTAAACATTACTTTCGGCATCACAAACGAGCCGACACTAACAAACAGTGTCGACAACGCCCGTGGAGCACTCATCATTCGCATTTTCACAGAAAAAGGTCGGGGTCCAGCCCGCAACCAAACCCTAATCACAACAGCAGTCAACGCCCTCGAAACCCTCAACGCCACGGCTAAACCTTCCACTGGTACTTTTTTCCGCCTCGGAGAAATTACAGGTCCCATCTTCTCTACAACTGAAGATGCCCCCCATTTCATGGGCCGCATCGACACAAACTGGGTAGCAACAGTCCTTACTTAAAGACTCTTGCTATTCTTGTAAAAGCCGGGCAGTGTCCCGCCCCACTGCACAATCCCCTGGTACGCCCCTATGGCCACCACCGTCCTGTCCGGCACGTCCGGCGCCCTGTACTACAAGCCTGCTGGCACCACCGGCACCTTCGGCGAAGCCAACGTTACCGCCGGTAGCGATGAAATCGTCGTGCAGACCTACCTGAACTTGAAAGTCGGCGACCCCGTCAAGTTCAGCGTGGTCAACAGCCAAACCGGAGGCTCCGGCAGCGGCACCCTGCCTGCCGGTCTGACCGCTGGCACCACCTACTACGTCATCACCTACACCGCCAGCACAGG